GGTGGTTCCATGTGGACACCCATTGGGTAAGGGTGGTGTGGTTGCGGATGAAGGTGGCACCAGGGAAGTCGGGGTGAGTGCGTTCATCCCCCACTGCCCCCACCTCACCCTGCACCCATGCTTGTATGGAAGACCGGGTATCGATTTCATGTCCAGCTACGGAGTACAATACGTGAAGGTACTGTTTGTCCCCGTCCGTTACGATGAAACGGTTTTTGATGACAGGCTTTACACGGGTTTTGCCGTAGATTACAGGCATGGCCGTACCGTCTGAGGCGGTGCGGTTGGCACTGTGACGCCAGTTGTAACTGTCAGACAGGGTTTGTTCTTTGCTTGTTTTGGCAGGGAGGAAGGCGTTGAGGAGGAGGTTGCCCCCCATATACAAGAACAGCCCCCATCTGGGTACAAAGGAGGTAGCCAACAATGCAAATTGAAGTACAGTACGGGTGGTGGCACGATCCCCCCCAGCCGGTATCAGGGCTGCCACCACCTCATCCCCTTGCATGGGGGTGAAGGTGTCGATGGGGGTGGTGAGTTCACGTTTGTTGACATACACCACCCACCCACTCTCACTTTTGGGTAGGTAGTGGGGAAGGGGGTGGCCGATTGGCAACAGTTCAGGTTTTTCGTTATTACCAGTAAAGGCAGGGGCGAGTATGGTTGTGAGCTTAAACATAATCATACCACCCCTCTATACGGTCTAGCCTGGGTCGTGTGAGTCGGTCCACATGCACACCTTGTGTTGGAGTTGTGTGTAGTATTTTGTCTTCCCCTATCCATATGGCGGTATGGTTGTAATAGACAGGGTGGTTACGCATAACCACAATAAGAGGGGGTTTGTAGTAGGTGTCAGGGTCAAGTTTGGTGTGAATATACCACCTTCTCCCCCCAACCCGTCTAAACAGTCGTGCCTGTTCTCGTATAGTGTGGCTTACTTCGGTTATGCGGGTGTGGTTGACACGGGTGTATGGGGGGAGGTCAACGTGTTTAAGGTCTTTGTATACGAGCATCACCAACCCCCAGCAGTCAAGGCCTGGGTCAGGGGGACGCCCCCCATCGACAAAAGGTATTGACAGGTACTTTTCCACGTCCAGTAGCATGTATTAGCCCCCGTATACATCTTCCGCTATCCCTGGTGATCCCCCGAAGTGAAGGGAGTTGGCAAGGGTGCGGCAGCGGGTGAGGGTGTGGTTGCACGTCGTTTGGGAGCCTGTGTACTGGCAGTAATCCCCCTTGAAGAGAAAACGGCACAAACTGGGTACATAGCGGTCACGGGGGAAACGGGTGGTTAGGGGGTTGGGGATGCCGAGGGTGAAGGTGACCCAGTTGGCGTCCTGTTCGGTTTCCAATATTTCAAATATGTAAGTTAGTTCTGGTGTGAGGGCAAGGTGGTCGGAGTGGACGAGTTTTATTGTGACTGTGGACCCTATTAGCCCGTTATAGGTGTTGAGGGAGTCTGCAAACTCATTGGTGGTGGAGCCGATATAGACATAGGGGGTGTGGCCAATGCGAAGTGTGAAGGTGGGGAGGTCACCTTGCAGAGTTTCGTTTATGTCCCCAAACTCCATCGCCGTGGGGTAATAGGTGTAGGTGTTGTAGGTGATGCTGGCGTGGTTACGCACGTAGCGGTTGGTGGAGGCTGTGGCGGGGTGGTAGAGTTCCACCAACAGTAACAGTGCCCCGGCGTCCCCTATTTGGTTTATTTCCGCCTGTATGTCCGCAGATATTGTTTTCATACTTCCACCAATGATAGTGTCACGTTCCAGTGGGTGAAGTTGGTGTCAGGTACCGGGTCGTATTTTATGGGTTCAGCGTAACACACGTTGTAGGAGGTGGCGTTGTGGGGGGCGGTCCAGGCAAAATAGTCCCCACCTACGTTTTGGGCTACTTCGTGTGCAACCAAAAGGTCTTTGTCGGCTGTGGAGATGGAGGAGAAGGTGACCAGCCATTGTTTGGGGGATCGGGTAAAGCGAGCACGGGTGATGGTGTAACCTGCCTCCATCGGGGTACGGATGGTGGGGTCCATTGCACGGGTGATGTTTTGGACAGTGACACGGTTGGGTTTACTCAGAGTAGGCCAGGTTGCCATGTTCAACTCCATATATTACTAGTACTGGTAACAGTACTGTTAGTATTCAGGTTGGAAAGACCGTTTGAAGGAAGGGTTGGTTCCCAGCCTCTTCATCACCACGTTTACGATATATTCTTCCCCGTTAAACCGTGCCGGTCCTTCCTGTTCTGCTTCAACTTGTACACCGGATTGGTTGACGATGTTGAACGCCACCTTGGGTGTGCCGACGTTGGGTAGGGATGATTGGTATTGGGGGGTGTATTCAGGCAGGAGTAGGCCCCCAACAGTGGTAGGGGTGTTGCGGTTGGTAAGATCACCCCACAACGTCCCCAGGGTAAGAGGTGACCCCACCCCTTCCCCATTACGGTTTACCCCTTTCCCAAACATAGCCCAAAACATTTGGTTGGCTGCCATTTCCGCAATCATACGGGTGAAGGAGGAAAGTATAGACTGGAAGAGCTTGTCCATGAACGTGCTGAACGAAGAGCCTTTTTGCATCATATAGTCGAAAGCGTCAGCCCACCCAGTGACAATGTTGTTGAGGGCTGAATCCACCCCCTCCTGCATTGTCTTCATATTGTTTATGACGAGTTGTACGCCTTTCCTCCACTCCTCGACAATGGGGAGGGTGTTGTTGGCACGACTGGGGGCGCGATCCCCCCACCCCTCATACATGGGTTTTTGGAGGGTGATGGGGGAGAAGTTGAACTTCTTTTCCAGTGGTGTGAGTAACTTACCGAATATTTGATCAAAGGCTGTGTTAACCACCCCATTGATATAGGACAGTGCTGTACCTAGATCACGTTTAAGGTATGTGAGTGTAAGCCCCCCTATGTCTTGTAATGACTCATACACATAGTCGGTAGCGTTGACGATAGCCTGTCCTATTTTTGGCATTGTGTCTGCCGCTATACTGAGCATGGAATCCCAGTCTTTTGTAATCTGGTCTACTGCTCCCCCCATCCCCATCGTCGCCTGTTTCCACGCTTCATTCCAATCACCCGAAACCGCAGCGGTGATGGCCCTTGCCCACTTATCCACAGCCGCAGCAGGTATTTTGCCAATGAACGCCATTCCCCTCATAATAAGCACTATTGCTTTCCCAAACACCCCCAACATATCCACCAGCATAACATCCCACTCATCCCGCAGGTAGTTGAATGTGACTTTGAAGTCTTTGGCAAGTTCGGTAAGGTAGGTGGTGGTGGCGTGGTAGAAGTTTTTGGTGACGGTCTGCATACCGTTGAAGTTGGAACGCCACATAACCGACAGTACATACAACCCAGCGATAAGTACTGTTATGGAGTTGAAGGGGTTGGACACGACTGCAAACAACCCTTTTGCAATGTCAGCCACTGCACGAAAGGCAGAGACGAAACTGGGGAGGATGAGGGCTGCTGTCCCCAGTACCACTGCCAACGCACTGATCTTCACCACCAACTCCCCAATGTGCTTTATGGCTTCCTGGTTGACATCCACCCACTCCCGCCACACTGCAAACTTTTCCTGTAGGGTGTTGGCCCATGTGGTGAAGGTGGGGACCAACGCCTGGGCTATGTGACGTGTGAGGGATTGGAGGGTTTGCCACATCCGGCCTAATTGGTCGAGGAACGACTTCATCTGTCTTTGGGCTACGTTTTCAGCAGCTTGTCCTGCCCCCTCTATTTCCTGGGAGAATGCTTTGATGTTGTCCGCCCCTACCTGGAAAAGGGCGATCATGGCAGGGAGGGCACGGCGTCCAAATAGGGTTTCCAACACGATGTTTCGGGTTTCCTCTGTTGCCCCTTGCAACCGGGTTTGGAGTTGGGCAAGGATGTCAACAAAGGGTTTGGTGCGGCCCGTGCTATCGTATATTTGTAGTCCAAGGTCCCGTATCATGCGACGGGTGTCGGTCATTGGGGAGGCCAATGCCGTTAACGCAAAACGAATAGCAGTACCCGACTTTGACCCCCGTATTCCCTCATTGGCTACCAGGGCAAGCATGGCAGATAGGTCGGATAGGGAGTTGTTCATGGCCTGGGCGGGTTTGGCGGAATAGGATAGGGCGATGAGCATATCCCCCAAGTCCTGTGTGGAACGGTTGACAGCCTCAGTAACTATGTCCACAACTTTGCCAGTTTGGGAGAAGGAGTAGTGGAAGGCGTTCATGGTGTTGATGACGCCTTCCGTTGTTTCCTGTAAGTCCTCCAACATGGCTTTGGACGCCACAATCATATGGGGAAATGCTTGCATTTGTTCAGCAGCAGTAAGCCCCGCCCTCCCCATGTATAGGTAGGCTTTGGCTGTTTCTGTCGCTGCCATATTCCACTTGATCGCAGTGTCTTCAGCAGTTTTGGACATAGAGGCGAAGGTTTCTTCCATCATGTCGTTCAGGACAGAAGTAGCACGACGCATCTCCCTCTCAAACTCACCATATTGCTTGGTGAGTTTGTAGATGGCTGCGGTGGCCACTGCCCCGTAGGTTACCGCCACCCTCCCCAGTGTTCTCAGGTCGGTTAGTACCTTCCCATGCCCTGTGTCCCAAGATCGGGTATTGAGTACTATCCTCCCTACAACCGCCCCTGCATCATATGACATGGGTTATCCCTTTTTTATGTCGTGCAATACTTCCCATGTTGCTTTCCTCCTATCCTTCCTCACCCAAATGGGGTCGAGGGAGTGGATGAAGTCTTCGTATTGCCCTTTGTCCGCCCCTACCGCTATTCGTATGGCAGTGGTGAGGGCTTTGAGTTTGTTGGCCTCCACCTCCTTTGCCATTGAGTCGAACAGGGCGAAGAGGCGGGGGTCCATGTGGGAAAGTTGAGATAGGGTGAATAAGCCGGGGAAGACGTGGGCAATGTTGCCCAAAGCGGTTATACGGTTTCCCCGGCCTGTTCTTTTCCCTCTGCTGCCCCCTGCACCTGTTCGGTAAAGGCGGTTACCAGTTTTTGCAAAGCGAGTTGAACTTTGCGAAAGTCCACTCGGACAAATGTCGTGTCCCCCACCCCAAGTAAACGTGCGAGTAGGGAGGAGGCACGGGTTTGGTCATTGCCTGTGTTGGCAAACTCCCGCATGTCGTCTTCCGTCACCACTCCCAAGGTGTACTGTTTGCCGTTGAGGGTGATGGTGATGGGCGGGAAGGCTTCTTCCGCCAGCTTGTCGATGTCGATGTTCTGTGCCACAACTCCCCCTTGTGTATGGGTAAAGGTTTGGGTAAAGGTTTGGGTGGGGGTGGTTGGGGCCCCCACCCACTGTCACGAATGGTGAGGGTTACACCCCCATCCTCCACACTTCCTTTGTCGACTCGTCAGGGTAACAATGGAAGTCAACCATGTAAATGCGCTGCCCTTCCGTGTTATAGACAGGTTCAAAGTTAGCCATAGGATAGGCGTGAAGGAATATCATGAAGTTTGCATCCGTCGTGTCATCCGTCCCATCTACAACCGGCTTCAACACGAGGATTTGGGAGTTGGCGTAGTGTGGTGTGCCCACTTTGTTGTTGAA